GGTGGGGATGATCCACCCGCTGAGGCTCCCGCGGTGAGGGTTGTTTGCTGGCTCGCCCTCTCGCCTGATCAAAGTTTTGAGTCTTGATAGACTGGTTGTTTTTTTCACCTCGGCTCTCTCCTGCCGGGCCACATCTCGTTAAAGGCGGGTGGCACCTGTTACAACATAATGTTTAATTCAAAAGTATATAATTATTTTTACACACAAGTAATTTTATACTTATGAGTGCAATTAATACTTATGTTAGAGATCGAGGAGATCCTACACAGGATAAAAAATTACAACCTTAAAAAGTTGGCAATTGAGGCGGATGTAAATTATCCGACCGTATGGAGGCTTACTAAATACCCTGAATATGGGGTGAATTATGAGACGGTGAAGAAACTCTCGGATTACCTGGAGGGGAATAAATGAGCGAGATTAAACCTATTCAGACAAGATATAAAGGATACAATTTCAGGAGCAGGCTAGAAGCAAGATGGGCTGTCTTCTTTGATTCTCTTGGAGTAGATTGGGTATATGAACCAGAGGGATATCAAACACCATATGGAGGATATTTGCCAGATTTTTATTTGCCTAAAACTGGGTGGATAGTAGAAATTAAGGGTGTAAAAACAGACGAAACGGGGTGGAATAAGTCTGTGTATTTAGACACGCATCTTCCTGATGGTGTAAGGGGGGTTACAACGTGCGTTGGTGATCCTGTTGCTAATATTTCTACGCTTGCGGCATTTTGTATAATTGTGTGCGGGTGTGAAGACGATTTCGATCATTTAAAAGCTGCTTATGATGCAAGATCCGCAAGGTTTGAACACGGGCAAAACGGTACTAAATGAAAATCTACGACGAAGCTAAGCGATATGTAAAGGAATTTGATTGGGCAATAGTAAGGCTCCCATACAAATCTAAGGGAGACAAAACTATGGAGAACAATTGGGCTGATGATGGGAAGGGGCTAAAATCAGACGCAGAATTGAGTTTTTTAAAGACTGAATTATCAAACATCGGTTTACATCATATGGACTCTGGAACGGTTTCAATAGATATTGATGACGAAGCCGGGTGTAGAATGTTATTTTCTGATATGGGGTTGGATTATGATGCTTTATTTGGTAATGCGCCTAGAATTGTGAGTAGACCTGGAAGGGATAAGGCAATATTCAGGCGCCCTGATTCTTTTAAGAATATTAAGAATGTGAGGCAATTGAAGTGGCCTTCTAAAGACAACAAAAATGAGCTTGATGTAATTTTTGAGATTCGCTCTTTTCATTCTCAGGACGTTTTACCTCCATCCATTCACCCTGATACAAACGCACCTTACACTTGGGGAAAGCACCCTGAAGACGGTATACCTGAATTACCTGCTCAGTTGGTTGCCATATGGAATGAGTGGGATACGTTCGAACCTCAACTAAAGTCTGCCTGTCCTTGGGGACCAAAAGTAACGGTTAAACCGAAACCTGCACCGCGTAACAAGTTTGGAAAAGAGCGTGAAAGCGTAATTGAGAGGTATAACAGGACACATGATATAAGGGATCTTCTACTTGAATATGGATATGAAAAGAAAGGAATGCGGTATTTGGCTCCACATTCAAAAACTAAAATCCCCGGGGTTGTAATATTTCCTGATAACACTTGTTATTGTCATCATGGGAAAGATGTTTTAGGAGATGGGCACACACACGACTGTTTTGATCTCTTTTGCAGGTTTGAGCACGACATGGATTATAGTGCAGCCGTCAAGGCAGCCGCATCAGAAATGGACATGCAATATGTTGAGTATGATCCTGAAGCAATAGAGCACGGGAAACAGGTCGCAGACATATTCATAAAAAAGAATAATCATCGTGTGGAAGATGATTTGATGCAAGTGC